ATCAGTCCCCGATTCTTGTGCAAAATAAGTTGTATTACCTAAACCTACTTGACCCACTACTGCAGGAAAAGTTCCTGCACCTGCACTATTATAAGATGTTGCATAAGCTTGAGGATAAATAAGTGTATCCATCCAAGTTGTTCTATTAAAATTAACATTAGTATTTGTATACCATGTACCTAGTGGTGGTTGTTTAGCTTCACCATAATTATAAGCAACAGATCTATTATTAAAATCAGAACCTGCAGATGGATACCACCAAACAACTTCTGTAAATAAATTATTTAATCCTGCTGCAACTTGTTGACCTTTAGTAGTATCAACATCATCAAAAACATAATCTTCTACACTACAAGGTAGTGAGTTTACTGTACCATCAAATGCAAAGAAACCATTGTTAGACATCCAGTAAGCAACACCATCAATTTCAACAGCTGCATTCTTACCTATTAAACCACAGTTAGTACCAACTTGCTCAAAGCCAAATGTAAAAGGTGCACCAACAAATTTCATTGTGTATAGTGCGTTGTTCGTCCATACTAAAATATTTTCTTTAGCAATTAATGCTCCAACAATTTTAGTTCCATCTTGTAATCTTTGTGTACCTGCAGAATTTGTAGCAAGAGGTGTATATTGGTTTAGTTGTTCACCATTAGAAAATCTAATAAACATATCATCTTGTGTTAAAGGATCACCGATAGTTGTTTCTGTACCTAAATGAATTAAGTGTCTAGTTGTAGGAGATACTAGTGTTAATCTTGATGCTGTAGGATTACCTACTGCTTCTTCGTCTTGACCTCCTAAAGTATTTGCTGCAGTTAAAACACCTATTGCTGTGTAGTATTCTGAATTTTGTATAGTATTTGATCCTGGAGATAAAGTTCTTCTTGAAGCTCTAATAGTTAATCTTGCAGACGCTGAAGAATCCCACGTATAAGTTTTACCATTGGCAATGGTTGCAACTAAGACATCACCCCAGTTAGTTAAAGACCAAAGACCAGGTTCTAATTCAATAGTAGAAGCAATAACAGCTGAACCCCATCCATTAAAATTAGTAGCATTTACAACTACAGTACCATCTGCGTGAATTGCTGTCGCCGTTCCATTAGTAGCTCTTGTAATCCCTGTTAATTCATTACCTGCTACACCAGTATAAGTTATTAATTCATTTTCTATAGCTATTGTACCACCTGCTGTAGGAAAACCTGTTGCCGATGTTAAACGTATTTGTGTAGCTGATCCATTGTTACCTGCTGTATTCGCGGCCAACGCTCCATCTAAATCATTTTGTAATACACCTGCAACTGTTCCACCCCATAAACCAGCACCAAATCCATAACCATAAGTTTGAGCAGCTGGACCTACACCAACATAAGGCTTAACAGTACAAGCACTTCCTCCAGTTAAATTTCCTCCACCACCATTAGTTTCTGCTGAAGGTGATGTAATAGTAAAAGTTGTGGATGATGTAACAGATATAACCTGACATAATTTATCTTCAAAAGTTGAAGCAGCAATACTAGATCCTGTAGGCATAGTCACTGCATCTAAAATAACCATATCTCCTACAAGTAATCCATGATCGCCAGTAGTAGTAATTGTAACAGAAGTTCCAGGTGCTGTGCTATTAGTTGTTAGAGTAGAAGCAAAAGTAGTTTCTGTTCCTGCATTGTTATCAACAAAAGGAGTTATATCAAATAACTGCCCTTCAAAATATATAAGTAAAAATTTATCTGTACCAATAGCAACATATCTATTTCCTTCTTTATCAACAAAAGAATGTTGAGCTCTTGCTACTCCTTGAATAGTATCTGGTAAAAGAGAAGACCATCCTCCTATTTTTTCTGGAAGTCCATATCTAAATCTAGCTAAGTCTGAATCTACCCAACGACCTGTAGCACCTACACTTGTGTCTTGTTTGTCTATTCCCGGAGCAAATTTAATTTCCGTAAGCAATTAAAACTCCTATTGGTTATTTGATAATTTTTGCCAACCTTTGGCAGCGTTAGTGTATATTAATGTAACGGATTGATTGTTTTGATTTAGTGCAATTGCTGCTCCACCTGTACCGCCTTGAATTTTTTCAGCTCCGTTAGGAGTAATGGTACAATTAAAAGAAGAGAAACCTCCAGAAGTAGATGCATCCATAATAGTAACTGTATGACCAGCAACTCCTACAGGTAAATTAACAGCAATAGTTCCACCACCACCATTAGCTGTTTCTCCAAAAATAATATCTCCGTTAACTGCTGTGTAAGGAGTGTTAGTTCCTGTTTGTACTGTAACATTTCCTTTGTTTGAAATGGCTAAAAGTTTCATAGAATCCACTCCCGTACCATCTGTATAGAACATACAAGTTGAGCCAACTGGTACAGGTATTATTCCTGCAGCACTTGCTCCTACGTTTTGTACACCAATAGTAAAATTAGAATTTGCTCTTGCTGTGCTATCTTTAATTATAAATATTCTTTCAGCGCCTACTGGCATAGTAATAATACGACTAGCTGCTAGTGTACCGGTTACTTCTATCATAAAATTCTTACCTGTAGCTGTTGTAGCTCCTAAGGCAGAACCTGCATCTAAACTTAAAACTAAATTTGCTGCTGCAATACTTGTAGAAAAATATCCACTAGATGCTAATTCTAAAATTTGTAAATTCTTATTTGTTATTGTTCCCCATAAACCAGCATTCTCGCCAGTTGTCATAAGTTCTAATTGTAAATCTCCTGAAAAATTTGATGCCATATTATGGTGTTCCTCCGTAAGGTTTTATTTCTTTCCAAACACTATTTGTATTAGGATTGATTGGGTTCCATACAATAACTCCAGCTTCTGTAGTTGTTAAAGTTAACGCAGTAGATCCTGGACTTGCAATTGCTCCACCTGTAGCAGTAGCATCCTGTGTTCTTAAAGTCAAGATATTAGTACCGATGTTAATGTTAGCTGCACCCGATGCTGTAGCTAAAGTAGTAGTCATAACTAGTGGTGTGGCTGTAGCTGTTAAGTTAACATTAGTTATAACCGAGGCTAACGCACTTGACAAAGTCATAGGAGTAGGATTCAGATCTGATATAATATTAGTAGCTGAAATAGAAAAAACTCCAATTGACATTGTTAAGGGATTAGCCCCAACAGCAATCTCTGCTCTTGTTCCTACAGTATCTGTAGCAAAAGGTAGTTCCGAAAATGTACTGTCTCCAAATAACATAAAATAAAATCCTTATAAAGGAGGCAGTAGGTATGGTGGAGTACTGCCTCCATTATAGGGATTATATCATCGTTTAAACCAGGATGGAAGACCTAAATGAGGACGCTTGTCAAACATATTATCTTTAGATCCTGGAGTTTTTCTATTGTTATAGTGTAAAAATACTTGAGCGCAATCTTTACCTTTAAACTTATTACGCCAATGTTCTAAATGACAACCAGAATAGACTAACATATCGCCTGGTTTTAAATTTATTGCTTTTCCTTTTAAACCTTCTTTGCCAGATGGTTCCAAGTATATTGGCCAATCATCACCCCCTAAATTCATAGTTGTAGATATCTCGCAACTAAATCTATCTTTATGTCTTTTAAGTACATCACCTTTTTTATAAATTCTTGCATAAGTATAAGATGGATATAGTTTTAATCCTGTAGCTTTTTCCATAAGAGGTTGACACTTTAACATTAAAGTTTCCATAGCTATATCACTGTAGTGAGAGTAAGTATTTGGAATTTGTTCATCATCCCAAGTACCTAACATATTTTCAAATGGAGATATAAATCTTTTATCAAAGCAAGTTTTAGCTACTTGTTTTTTCATACTAAAATAATTGTATAAAAACTCTGCTAACTCTTTATTGATGGCTTGTTTAATAACTACGTATTTATTTTTCTTAAACATCTTTAGCCATTTCTTTTGGGATCGCTTGTATATTCCAATGTATAAATCTAAAAGGTTCAATACCAAAGTCTACACTAAACTCATGTTCTAAATATCCTGGAAATATAATTAGTGTTCCAGGTGTAGGATTAAAGTGAATTAATTCTGATCCAGGAAGTACACCTTTTTGATCTTTCATTTTTAATTTTGTAGCTCTAGCACCGGTTCTCGGCTCGTGAAATACTGGTAATGATGTTTTATCACTTGCTTTTAAAAAGTAAAAACCTGATACATGTTGATTCCAATGTACGTGCGCTGAGTGATGTCCACCACCTTTTTTAGCAAACTCTTGTACCCACATCTCACTAAACATAGTTGTGTATTGTGACATATCATAACCTTGATGATCTAAATATTCCCAAGACTTTTCTCCTATATAGTTTCTAAAATCTAAAAAATCATTATCAGTTGTAAGAGG